AAGTTGTTGAACACTGACTGGGCCGATGCCGCCAAACAATTACTAAAGCGCAAAAGTGAATGGTTTGACCTTGATTTCTTTGCACAATCAGATTGGAAGTGTAAATACTTTGGTATAGTTAAAGAACGTTTCAAAATGGTAATTTGGAACTAACAGAACCCACCTTAGGGCCGTTGTCGTAACGGTTAGCCCCCGGGCAAGCGTCCGTCTAGCAAACGTAAATTGCCGGCGAAATTTCACTGCTGAGCCTTAATAAATTCAGCGCCGTATAAAGTAAGCGGCAATTTTGCGTACTAAAGTATTGGTTGACAGGGCAAGAAAACGATGCTATAATACAGGTATTAGTACAACTTAAAAGGTCCACAATGACTATGCATCTGGAAGGTCCATGGCTTTCTACCATGGGCAAGCGTAAAGGTAAGAAAAAGTTTGCAAGTGCAGAGCAAGCTAGAAAGGCCCGCGAGCTAGATGCTGAATGGCGAGAGCTTCAGAAGCGTTGGGGTGTCGAAGCAGAAGATAAAAAGCGTACTCGTGCCATGAAGGCTGAAGCGTATGTTGCCCCCAAGCCAACTCATCGTGGTGCGGAACAGGCTCGTATTCCCAGTCGCGACAGTGGCGGCGGTAATGCTACACTAAAACCAATTCCAATGTATACTGGTGACAAAATGATTGGCATTGGACAACTTCATAAGTCAAACGCAGTACCTGTATTTAGGAATGAAGACGCAGAAGATATTGCAAGGATGCGTCGATAATGCGTGATATGGTTATTAAAGAGTGTCATCGTTTGGCCGCAGAGTTAGGCGAGGAATTGGACACAAATTGGAATAACATAAGTAATGCTGAGTTATTGACCATTTACGGTGATTTACGAATTGAACTTGAAACTGAGGAATATGATGAGGATTAAACTTTTAATTGCAGTATTGGCACTGGTTGCATTGAGCGGATGTGCCACACGAACTGGAACTGCTATTGTAGCAGGAACTGCTGGTATGGTTATTGGTAATGCAATGGCACATCCCAGAACAGTAGTAGTTCGAGAAGCCCCAGTTGTCACGCATGAACAAGTGATCATTGTCAATGACACCTGTACTCGATATCCCACGCACAATGAACGCAGTGCATGCGAACGTGGTGCTCGTCAACGCTACTACGAAGAACAGCGACGTCGTGATAATGAAGCATTCCGTGCAGGTTATGGACGGTAAAAACATTTTCCCCGAGTGGGGCACAGAATACAGTGTTACGCTGGATCAGCTTCTTGCTGAGGATAAAGCCACACTACAACGTATTTTGGTTGAACGTGGACTACTTGTATTAAAAGGTCTAGGGCCGAATCTAACTGACGCTGAATATCATTCCATTGGTGAACAATTTGGTCGTGTGTGGACTCGAGAAGATTATAAACGTACTCCCACTGACACCACTATCAAACATCGCGACACTACTCCGGTAAGCTATTTTCAAACCAATAATATGTGGGGCGCTCGTGATATGAAGTATCACGCTGATATGGCACACGTAGGTGAGAATAGCTATCCAGCACGAGCTTTGTACATGGTGCGCGGCGCAGTGAATCGCAGTGGAGAAACTGCATGGTTAAACTTGGAAGCGGCTTGGGCACAATTTACACAAGAAGAACGTGATCAATTTAAAGATTATTATGTTGTCCAACAGGATATGTACAAACCTGGCACTAATTTAATTAGATATCCATTTTTAAAAGCCAATCCCAAGTCTGGAAAATTTAGTCCTAGAGTTAACTGCTACACAACACCTGGCAAAAATCAAGTGGCTTGGATTCATCATGTAGAAAATGGCCATCGTCCTCTTAAAGATTCTGGTGCATTTATTGAATCTGTTTATCGATTATGCGAAAGCAAAAGTAATACTGTATATTCTCATACTTGGGATGATGGCGATTTAATTGTTTATGATAATTGGAATTCGGTACATAAACGCACTGAAGTTAGTTTAGCACCCGGTGAATCTGATCGTTTATTAAAGCGATTAACTTTTAATATTTAAATAATGATATTAAACCCTAAATTAGCTTAATTATCGAGTTGATTATTACCAGTAGATATTGATTTGTTGTAAAAGTACAACAAAAGTATACAAAAATAGCCCAAAAATCTGGCTCAAAATGCTTAAAACCGGTTGACTTCTGGTCCAGATCGCCGTATAATACATACATGAACAGCAAAAAGCCAACTACACAACGCAAGCGCCGTACAGATCGTAACCATGCAATCTACGAACTGTTTTGCGAAGTAACCGGTGAAAGCTATATTGGTATCACTGTAGTTGATGGCACTGCATTGGGTTCTGTGCGTGGACGTTTTAACCGTCATTTGAGCCGTGCTAACACAGAAAGCAAGAACTGGAACTTGTGTACAGCACTTCGCACTTATGGCCGTGAAGGCTTTACTCCCTACTTGCTGGAAGTGGTGCGTGGCAAGACAGCGGCTCATGCTCGCGAACGTGAATTGATTGCAGAATTGCAACCTGCCCTTAACACTCTTTAAAGGAAACACTATGTCTGATTATGCTATGTTCACTGATGCTGGCAATGCCGCAGTTAAAGACATTGTTGCATTGGTTAAACGCCAGGGGCTAAATTGGGGCATTGCATACTCCATGCTTTCAGCACTAAGTGAAGACGAACGTTTCAGTGAAGCCACTGATACAGCAGTTCGCGAATGTGTTTACGATGCTTGTGGTTTCAATTCCCCCTTTTACATTTAAGGAATAGTTATGTTTGATCAAGTTACTAAAATTGAGTTTAACGGCAAAACATATAATCAGAAACATGGCAATGCTTTTGATCGTGGTTCAGCTGACAGCTATTATGGACGCAATCGTAACCCGCACAAAGGTGGGGTTGGCGGTGACAGCGGTCCACGCATTGATGATTTGACAGCATTTGAAATTGAAGCATACCAGGCTGGTTACGACTACAATGAACAGCATGGCGGAAAAAAGGATTACGATTGATCCGCGAATATTGTGTCATCAATGCAACACACGATGAATTTCACAGGCGTGTGGCAGAGTTGTTGGCAGACGGATGGCAACCTCAAGGCGGAGTTGCCATTGTTCGCGAATACTTGACACAACCCACTACCTACTACTTTCAAGCATTTGTACGCTGATTGTTGTAAAAATAATAAAAATGTTATCCAAAATTGTAAATGTTTGTAGACAATTGTTGTAAAAATTGTTACAATCAGCACAGTACTAAATTTTTATGCACGGGGCATCAAAGTTAGTACTAGCGGTTTATAGTACTGAAGTGCTTGTTAGTACATGAGCAGGTCTAAATGTGTTATTGGCCGCGTTAAGTACTATTGGAGGCACTTAAATGAAACGGACAATTTATTTTGACAGCACAAACAAACAATTTAGCGAAGATGCACTAATTGCAATCGGGGAAGTCACTGACGGCTCTATCAACATTGTTGATTCATGGCCAGGACTTATGAGTTTACTTTGTCAAGAGTTATGCATTGATACAGATTCTGAAAATGATATCATATTGGTAATTTTTGACAAAGATGCACTGTTGTTCCCAGGTACTACTATAAATGAAATCGTTGATGCACTAACAACAATTTCCACAGTAGCAGGATCAAAAAAAGTCAGTGTGGGCATTTTGGTAAACGATAAATGTGAACAAAAGTTCATTCAAGATTTAAAGAAAAGTAATATAAGCGGCATTGTTCCAAACTACAGTAGTTTTGGTAATGCCGATTTCTTTGACGCACTAAATGTACTTTTGTCGGGGGCAACGCATTGGCCCGAAGAATATATTGTACCCAAGGTCAAAGCATCCACAAGAGCCACAGTGGAATATGGTATTCGACTCACTAACCGTCAACGAGAAATTATGGCCCTGGTTTCAAATCGAGGACTAAGCAATAAAAAAATAGCACAGATTTTAAATATCAGTGAAAGTACTGTAAAAGTACACATCAGTTCTATTTTACGAGCATATGGTGTACGTAACAGAACACAATTGGCATTGTCGGGACAAAAAGGATTGCGAGCGTAGGCAACACTTTTATTATTCAATGACCTATAGTTGCAATGGCTATAGGTTATTTTTTGGCGGTACCTTCTACCACTGACGCACAAGCTAATACTTTTGCCGCTGAGTAATAGACATTTTTTCCTTTAACTAATTTTGTACAACGGCAGAATCGAATCTGTTGTTGAACAATCCTAGGCAAACATACAGCCTAGAATTTTACTTTAAAGGAAAATAAAATGGCTGATATGCTAACAACTGATCCCTTCTTCGCTTTGACAAACCAGGTAGCTGGTGTACGTGAAAAGGTTTCTGATTCAATTTTTGAAAACTACAAACTACAAGTCGCTCAAACTAACGACATCAACAACCGCGCTATGCAAGTTGCATTGCACGACTCAACAGAACTAGCAAACATCAAGCAAGAAATTGCTAACAGTACGCTACAAACAATGTTGGCTGCGGCTCGTACAGATGCGGCAATCGGTGCCACAAGCGCCGCTAACCAACGCTTGGTAATGGAGCAAGCCGAAGCTACTCGTCGCTTGATCGTAGACTTGAACACACAAAACTTAAACACAGCATTGATCAACACAAACACAGCATTGACTGGTTTGGGCGTTCAATTCGGTGGTTTAGGTCTTGCATACGGTGGTGCAGTTTCTGCTTACCAAAGTGCAAATCAATTAAGCGCAGTAAACGCATTACAAAGCGCAATTTCTAGCCAAGGTCTAGTTAACACAGGTACCATGACAGGTACTACACAAACTTCTACACCTACTAGCATTAGTTAATTAGGAGGACTCTATTATGTATAGATCCGGTATTGTAGGTCTTGGGTTTGGAGCACGTCGTGGCTACTTGGGCGCAGGTATTGGTTATCCATACGGCGTACTAGGCGGCTGGGGCTATCCAGGTTATGGTTATGGTTATGGCTACGGTTATCCGGGCTATGGTTATGGCTACCCAGGCTATGGCTATGGTGGCTACTACGGTGGCATATCAGGCGGCTTGTTATAAAATGAGCACATGGGTTGGCTCAAAAGGTCAACCCATTTTTTTAAGGAACAAAAATGTTTTCAGGTTATTATTATCCATACTATAGAAGTTTTGTATATCCTATGCCATGGAGTTACAACACCAGCAATGTTATTGGCAGTGCAGTGTCTAATCAAGACTTTGTAAACACAGGAACCGCAATAGGAGTAAATCAAATCTCTACCCCTACGGTCATATGGTGATCGAATGTACACTGTAACACATACTATCACAAGAGAACAATACGTTAATGGCAAGCTAGTCAAGCCAATGGCAACTGAATCATTGCCAACTGTGGTCATTAACGAAAAAACTATGACGTTTCGCATGGACAATCGAACTTTATGGACACGTTATAGTTTAGGCATGATTAACTTTTCAGTTGCATTGTACGGCAACATGGGCAGTGAAAATGTTTTAGAAAATTTAAAAAAAGCGGCTGCGGCGTGTGGTGACTACTTTGCACCATATTATGGTTTCAATGCCGCAAAAAAAATCAGCAGCCTGCTGGTTGTTATTGCAGTTAATGGCAGTAAGGTCGCTGAGGCACTTGAAGCCAAAAGAGATATTGCGGCTTATGAAACTATTTGGGACAAACAAATTGACGAGCTGGCCACTTACTTAAACGAGCTTAACCCTCAGCACTGGCCCAAGGACACACTGGCCGAAATGTTTATCAATCTAACAGCATTGTGGGTTGACGACTTTCGTGCTCGTCTAAACAAAGACTTTGTGGCTGATTCAATAGCACTTGATAATATTGTCAAGGTGGCTGTCTCGGGTATTCCTAATCATATCAACAAAGGTTATACCAGCATTGCTGATACAATTAGCCGAGGGATCATTGCACAGTCGCCGCTGGAATTTACGGAGTAACACATGGCAGTATTGAGCTCTGGCAAAGATATGGAACTAATAGATTTAGAAACGCATGTTGCGTTATGTGCTCAACGCCGTACGGCAACGGACTTACGAATTGAAAGATTAGAAAACAAACTGGCACTAGCTGATGAACGCAACGACCGTGTGCGTAACATTTTGTTAGGTGGGTTTATTTCGTTGGCTGCTGGTATTGCCGGTACAATATTTGCCGTGCTATTAAAACATGGATTGCTGTCATGACCAATGAACAATTAGCAGAACAGCAACGCCTGTCAGAAATATTAAAGCTGGCTCGTATGCAACTCAACGAAGAATACATGAAACAGCATTCTATAGCACATACTGCTTGGATTACTGGAGCACGAACAGCATGGACTACTACCGGTACACTACTTCCATTTACTACCAAATTTGTCTATCCCACAGAGGAAGAAGTAGTTGCTCGTGGCGTTGAAATTTACAACAGACTAACACAAAAGACTGTTACACCTGTTGCGGCTCCAGTGCCTGCAACTATACCGGTTATAACAGCAGACCCAGTGGATGTAGTTGAAGCCGTTGAGATTGAGCAAACAACTGGGATTTTACAAGCAGGCGGCGATTTTGTCATTGCCGAAGTGCCAGAAGAAACTGTGCCTGTTGATTCAACTGACGAAGTAACAGACGTAGTAGCAAAAGAAGATTTGCCAGTTGAAGCTGAACTAACTGTAACTGATTCACTTCTGGAAAACAAATTTAAAAGCCTGTTCACCAAGTGGGGCGGCAAAGGAAATTATTAAGGAACAATATGATATTCAATAATTTAGGATTTTTAGTCCGTCCGCCAGTACGTAGAAGAGGGTACCCTGTTCGCAGATTGCGACCTATCATTCAGCAATTTGGTGGCGGCGGACAAGACTTTTTTATCAATGGTGGTATGGGACCTCCGGGACCACCCGGTCCACCGGGACCTCCGGGGCCGCCAGGGAACCCTAGTCCAGTGGCAGTTACTACAGTTGTAACGACACCATACAATGTGTTGTTTACAGATTACATGTTGGCTGTTGATGTTGGCGCACCTGCCAGTATCGTATTACCAATTGCACCCAATGGAACAGTATTTGTGGTCAAGGACATTGACGGCGATGCTGCCACAAACCCAATTACTGTAGCAGGTTTAGGATCAACCATAGATGGTTCGCCTACTGCTACAATCAACACCAACTATGGTAGTTTGACTTTTATATTCAACGGAACAGAATGGAGCATAGTATAATGGCCTACACAAGACAAAATGTTTATCCCGATGGAGATCCTATTCCAAGCAATTTGCCTGACAGTTATATGCCGGCCGCATATGGCGCACCAGCAGGGCAGAACTGCTTTACATGTGCCCACTTTAGATTGAATACTTCAACACGTTACTGCACCAAGTGGGACGCACCAGTAAAGCCCAAGTGGTGGTGCAAAGCATGGACTACTATTTGGCCAGCAAACGTATGAGTCAGGAAGACCGTAACCCAAGGTGTCAAGATGATACCTACAAAATTAGTTAACAAGGAGACACTATGTCATATACTAATAACTCTCTATCAATTGCCGCAGGAGCAGGCATTACAGTAACACCAACTACTGCTACAGGTGCAACCACTATCACAATCAGCACAACTGGCCCAGAGATCCTAGGCGTTCGTATTGCAGTGGCTACGCCAGTAACAGTAGTCGCCGCCACTGACGAAGTTGTCAGCGTAGAAGTACCAGGTCCAGTTGCCGTAGCAGTAAACTTACCAGCTGGCGTAACAGGACAAGTGTTCTATATCAAAGACGGTCTAGGATTGGCTGCACCTGCAACACCTATCACTATCACTCCGGCTGCGGGTACTATTGACGGTGCAGCCACTGCCACAATCAATGCACCATATGGTTCATTAACGCTAGTCTATTCTGGTGTAGAGTGGAAATTACTATAAACTGATATGGCTTACAATAGACAACCACAAACAGTATTAGCAGGTACTGCAATTAAACAAAGTCCGTTGCCCAGTGGTACTTCTCCTGCAGGTATTGTACCAGTGACACTAGACGTTGATGTAGCAACTACCACCGGACTTGGAGTAGTTCAAGTTGGCAGTGGCTTGTCTATTACACCCGACGGCATATTATCAGCAACAAGTGGAGGCAGTAGTTTAATCAATGTAAAACTTACCGCAGTTGACTATACTGCTACAGCCGCTGATTACTATATTGGTGCTACTAAAAAAGATATAGAAATAACTTTGCCAATGGGAGTAGTTGGCAAGGTTTATGTTGTCAAAAATCAAGTCTCAGGGAACATCAAAGTTAAAACCTCAGGTAGCCAAAAGATTGATACTTCTTCGGATAAAACACTAGGCACCGATGTCAGTGTTATAGTTGTATTTGACGGTACACGATGGAACGTCATTTAATAAGGAAAAATATGTATAAAAAAATCACACATACGATCGTAGAAGAGCACTTCGATCACCCAATGGGAGTTGGTATTGCGGCTAACGTAGGTAAGCCAAAATTTGCTCGTAATACCATCACTGAGATTATGTCAAGTGGACAGTTTAAATCTTATGTTGACAACTACTTTATAGAAACAGAAGACAAACTAATTGAATTTGCAAACGCAACGTTTGACAGTTCTCTTGATTTTCAATCAGCACTTGCCAATGCAATGGACTTTGAAACATTAGGAAACATGTTGGGGAAATACTACGACACTGAATTTCAAGAACGTTTCAATCAAAACATTGGAAATGTAATTATGCAATTTCTGTACTACTGGAGAGGCATACTTCGTAAATTTGATACCAAGGAAACAGTAGCAACTATAAAACGCAATAACTTTACCTTGGCAACAATGATGAATCAGTACAATAACTTTTGGGATAGAGATATTGCCATGACACTACTAGATGATTTCTTTGGTGAGTTTCTAAACTTAGGCAATGCCAAATTGGCTAAAAATAAAGCCAACGAAACTGCCGCATTGGACCGCATTGCAGCCGCTGGACCAAAGTTATCGAACTATCTAGCCAATGGTGTGCTTCAGCAATTCCCTGAATTGTTTACTGCCTAATGCCCAAAAGGCGAGTTGATCTCCGAGAATGGGCCAGTCCTGTTGAGGAGCAAAGGCAACTGGGTAGTTGCACTGCACAGGCAGTAATTGGTGCGTACGAACTATTGACTAAGATGCACTACCCAGACCAGTTTGTTGATCTCAGCAGATTGTTTTTGTACTACAATGCTCGAAAACTTTCTGGTGATATAAATGAAGATATTGGTGCTTATATTTCAACTGCAATTGAAGCAGTCAAAACCTACGGACTATGCCGAGAGGATTTATGGCCTTACGATCCCAACAAGTTTGATGTAGAGCCTGGCTACAAATGTTATCGTGATGCTCGCAAGAGAACCATAGACCAGGTATATGAAATAACTTCACATGAAGAAATTGTTGATATGCTTGATCGCCAGCATCCTGTAGTAGTTGGAGTTGCAGTGTACTCTGACTTTGACCGAATCAACAACCACTCCACAATATTAAAAATGCCCACTGCAACCGAAGAGCCCATTGGAAGCCATGCCATGTGCATAGTTGGCTACGACGATTCAAAGCAACAGTTCTTGCTACGAAATAGTTTTGGGGACGATTGGGGCGAAGGCGGGTACTTTTGGATCCCGTACGAGTACTCAGATGCAAATTTTTCAGATATGTGGGCTTTTAGCTTACTTTTAAAAGAGTAGTATTAAGTATTACCTTTTTGTTGCAAAAATACAACACTTTTTGAGCCAAAAACACCAAAAATCTGGCTCAAAACACCAAAAAAAGGTTGACCATTTGGCCCTGGACATGTATAATAAACACATAAACAGCAAAAAGGAACCCAAAATGACAGAATTTGAAAGCAAGTGCTACGGTATGTCAGAAGCAGATATCCGTACTCAGTACATGGAAAGCATCACTGCTAAGTTTTCCGGTCTTGAAATGGTTGTTATGGGCATCATGTCCGACTGCCAAGAAATGATGGCAATGGGTACTGGTCCTCGCTCAGTAGAGTATGTTCGTAAGCAGATGAACGTTGCCAAGTTCATCCTGAGCGAAATGATGGAAGCCAAGCAAGCGGCTTGACATTGAGCCAAATTGAGCGTATAATACACACATCAACAAAGGATTCAAGATGAAACAGACACACACCATGTACATTTACAAAACAGACCGTCGTACCAAAAGCGGTGAGCGTCTTGTTAGTACTACAGTTTGGCAACATCGTGATGAAGCTGAAATGAAGCGTGAAGTTCGTGAACTGCAATACGAACTGTGGCCTGCGAGTAAAGGTTACCGCATTGAATTTCACCCCACAATGAAAACTGTCAAGAACTTGATGACTGGCAAGGATGTGAAAATTGATCGCGACACACCTTGGTCCTGCAATCCTGCTAGCGAAACTTATTGGAGCATGTAATTATGAACAAATCTGTACAAAAACTTATAAACGAATACACTGCAATTTTGGATCGAGATCCATTGGACCAAATGGAAGACACTCAAGCTATTCTTACTCGCTTTGTCCAAACTCTTGCCGTAGAGCTAGGCGAGATTGTAGTAGCAAGTCCTTATAATGAAGGTACTCGCATGTACTTTGACGAGAAGATTGCTCGCTACGAAATCAAGAAGGCTGTTGGAGTTGCACAATGATTCGCGTAATTCTATTTTGGTTGATCCTTTTTGCCCTGTTCTTTTTTGGGTTCAAGACCCTTAGAAGTTTGTCCGGAAAGGAAGCATGGGCATTGACAAAGCTCACAGCCTATGCTATACTATGTTCACTGTTAGCAACCGGGTTGCTGATTTTTATTGTTGTTCTGTTCTAAGGATCAGTTATGTTTTCAAATTCAGTCTTGCGTGTAATTTACTTTACACTGGGCTTTTCTGTGTGTTTCTTTCTTTTTTCTACTGGAGTTCTTTAAATGAATCGTGTTATTAAACTTTCTATCGTGGCTGCGGCAGTGGCTCTAACATCTGCTTGTACTCGAATTGAGACAGGTGAAGTTGGTGTTCGCGTAGGCTTTGACAAACAAGTGCAAAGTGGCGAGCTATTGCCCGGCTCGTTCAATCAAGTCTTGGTGGGTGATGTGCTGACATTTCCAATCAAGGACGTCAACGTCAAGCTGGATGACATGACTCCTGTTGCCAAAGACAACTCAACAATGAAAGACTTTGATGCTGTGGTCATCTACAACATCAACCAAGCACAGGTTGCTGAACTGTACAGCACAAAGAGTCAAGCATTCCATGCTCGTCACAACGGCGACATTTATCTGATGTACAACTACATCACTCAGGCTGCTCGTAATGCCATCTACAAAGAAGCACGTAAGTACGAAGCACTGGATATGGCTGACAATCGTCAAGCAATGGAAGCGGCCATCAAAGAGCAGATTCAAAAGTCATTGGCTGACGAAAAACTAGATGGTAGTTTGGTTGTTGGTCAAGTGTTGATTCGTAATGTTGTTCCTGCTGATTCAGTCGTAGCAAGTGCCAACGAATTGGTTCGTGCCAAGAACGAACTCAAGCAGAAAGAAGTTGAAGTTAAGACTGCCAAAATGGAAGCAGAGCGTATGCAAGCTCTAAGTAATCAAGGTGCTCAAAGTATTGCATACATGCAAGCACAGGCCATGATGAATATTTCCGAAGGCATCAAGAACGGCAAGGTACAGACCATTGTTGTGCCTGCTAACTTTAACGCACTGATGATGAAGTAATATGACGAGAGCAATCATCTTGGCACTAGCGGTGGTTGCTCTCACCGCTTGTGATAAACGGCCCTTAGACCAGCGTGACTACTCTAAGACTTCAATGTCAAACATTCCCGAACTGGCGGATTGTGTTTACATCAAAATCGAAGATGTGCGTGTGATGCGGTGCCCCAAGAGCGATACTACTGTAACGTACGAAGTACCAAACGGTAAGACTCGTAAAACTGTAACAACTACTGTGATAAACGACAAATGAAACAACGTGGATTTACCTTAATTGAAATGATGGTTGTATTTGTAATGATCATGGTTGTGGCTTCAATTGGTCTGGGTGTAATGGGCGGGGCCGGGCAAGGCAATACCATCAGCTACGGCGTAAACGGTATGACTGAAATGCGATGCATTGACGGATATAAGTTTGTTGTTAGCCAGCATGGTGGCACACGACAAGTCATGGACGAGTTTGGCAAGGGTGTCAAGTGTGAGGCTAACAAGCCAGGAGGTTTTTAATGTTTGATTGGTTTGGAAAAACATTTGGGCGGCGTGAATACTCTACAGGAAACATAGCGTCTGATATGGAAAAAATTGGCACTGACATGGGCAAGGTCCTTCAGTTTCCCGAGCTCAAATCTGTTCCCCCTGTGCCAGAAGTAACACAGCCAAAAGAAGATTTTGGTCGTGTATATTATCGCTTGGGACTAACCGAAAACAATCGTGTAGCACTCAGCATGTACTACGGTGAAGTCAGTATGAACAGCGAAGGCGTTCAAAGCCTGATTGATCAGTTGGAATTCTACAAGAGCCAGCTAAAAGAGGAAGCAGAAGATGACAACTGTTAAAAAGCCTATCAAAAGTGTAACGCCAACTGAGTTGCACTATGACTTGATGGGACGAGAGTTTAAAGAAGGTCAATATGTCGCTGTAGCAGACAATGGACTGTATATTGCACAGGTGCTTCGCTTTACTCCTAAAATGGTCGAAGTGGAAAAGGTTGGAGGCAAGTATCGCTCCAAGCGACTAAAGTATGCCAGCGACATGGTCATCCTTGATGGTCCTGATGTGTTTATGTGGGTGCTGACCAATGGACTTTAAGACCAAGGAAGAAGCATATGACTTTTTGGTACGTGCAGGTATTGTTCGCCCCAATGAACGAACATTAGAAGGACAAGAAAAGGCTGACATGTGGCTTATCTTGCAATTTCTAGAATCATATCAATCAACCAATAACCAACGATTCATCACCGATTACTATAAGTATGGAGATGAAGAATATCAAGTAACATTCTTCGACGCAGATGATTTTGAAATTGTCGAAGTAAAACAATAAGGGAATAACATGGCAGATATTATCGATGACGCTCAAGAAGCAATGGAAGCAGCCGAAGAGCTTCGCCGAGCCACAGCAAAAGAGTTTGTACCAATTCGGACAGGCTTTTGCATTGAATGCGAGGAACCAACGGAGTTTACATTCTGTTGCGTTGATTGCAGAGACACTCACGAAAAACGTGAAAAGATGAAGTCTATCAACGGCAAATGATGTAGTTACCGTAAAAGGCATTTCAGGTAAATATCTGATGCGTTTACGTGAACTATTATCCGAAGTTAAAATTGACAACAAAGACGGTGCTGGAGCAGTACCTTATAACCAAGATGTAGACTACTTTGGTCTGCGAGTTATGATGAAGCCCAGCACATTCCTACGTCTGGCTGCACCACTGGGACAAGAACACAGCGCCGAGTTAGAAAAATACATTGCCGACGGTGGGGCAATTGGTGCTCCATTCTTAGAAATCAAAATCCCAATGGAGTGGGACGATGGTGACTTTAGCAAGCCTGCACAAGTTGCAAGTCACGAAGGTCGCAATCGTATGACAGCTATTAAAAAGCTAGAAGGTGATAATCCAATTGAAGTACATATCTTCCCACGCGGTGGATATCGTAGCAGAGACATTACTACAGAATTCCGTGCTGCCTTGGTACGTGGATTACAAGCTGAAAAAGCAACCAATGTTGTTGCTGGTCCGCTATTTGAAGATGACTTAGAAGAAGGTTGGAAAGATACAATTACCAACTTGGCCGTTGCTGGTGGTATTGCCGCAGGCGGTATGGGTGGTATGGCTGCTAAACAAGCCGCACAAGATTACTTCAAAGAGCCCACTGCCGCGGTTGCACAAGCAACAACAAAAGCACCAGCAGTGCCAAAGACATTTGCACAAGCCAAATCTGCACCAAGTGCTCCAGCCGCTGTCAAAGCAGAACCTGCTACAAAGCAACCACAGGCACAAAAGAAAATTGATGTTAAACCAATTACCGGAAATCCTCTGGAAAATACATTATTAAAGTTTGCAAAAGCATCAGGCCTACATGGTGCCGAACTTGCGGCATTTATGGCTCAATGTGCTCACGAAACTTTAGACTTCAAGCGACTAACAGAGTTTGGTGGTAGCTTGGACTTCCGCAAGTATGATCCAAAGTATGCTCCAAGAAAAGCCAAAGCATTAGGCAATAAAGTAGTCGGCGATGGTGCAAGATATAAAGGCCGTGGCTTTATTCAAATTACAGGACGTTGGAATTACAAGCAAGCTGGTGAAGAACTTGGACTACCTTTAGAAAAGCATCCAGAGTTGCTTGAAAAGCCAGAAATTGCAGCCCAAGTATCTGTTTGGTTTTGGAAGCATCGTGTTCAACCAAACGTAGATAACTTTAAAGATACTGTTGGTGTTACAAAACAAGTTAATCCTGGTATGCGTGGTCTAGAACAACGCAAAGATAACTTTGATAATTACATGCAAGTTGCCATGAGATAAGTGGTATTTTGAACTGTACAAAGTTCAGCCAAAAAACTAAATATAATACACAGTTGTAGATGAGTCTATGACTACATTAAAGGAAAAGAAATGTTCTCATTTTTAAAGAAGCTATTTGGTTTTGGTAGTACGCCAGCTCCGGTTGCCCCATACAAAGTAGAAGCTCCAGAAGTTGCTCCGGTCATTGTAACTGATGCCACAGAATCCCCAGTTGTTGCTCCAATCGTTGACGTCGTAGTCCCAGCTGCCGCTGAAGTTACAGCACCAGCCAAGAAACCACGTGCCAAGAAGCCAACTACTGAAAAGAAGCCACGTGCCAAGAAAGCTCCTAAGGCCTAATAATGTTCTTAAGTGATATTACTCCGCGAGTTACTGTATATGAATCCCTTCGTCAAGTAAACGGACGTTGGGCCCGTGTTAACACGGAAACCAATACAGTCGTGGAGTACTATCACGGTGACAATACTGTCATCGTCGAAGGCGGTAATGTTTTCAAGAGCGCAGAAGGCGAAGAACTAACACAGCGTATTAACCAAGCTGATGTAGAACCAACTATCCGCTTTCTTGAAAAAATTACTGGTATCCCGCATTTTGAACATGCACTAGGTACTACAGGTAAAACACCCACCAGTGGTGACTTGGACATTGGCATCCCAGCTGGCATTACCAAAGAAGAATTGGTTGCCAAATTAAGTCAATGGTGCAGTCAGCATGGCGAAGATTCAAAGGCTTTTATTAGAAAGTCTGGTATCAGCGTACACTTTAAAACACCAATTGGCGGTAGTCCTGAACGTGGTTATGTGCAAACAGACTTTATGTTTGTTCCTAATTTGGACTTTGCAAAGTTTGCAATGGCAGCTGACCCACACAGTAAGTATCGCGGAGCCCATAAACAAATTCTACTAAGTAGCATTGCTAAAGTAAAAGGTTTTACATGGAATCCAACTACTGGTCTAATTGACCGGGCTACTAAGAAGTTAGTAGACAATGGCGAGAACCCAGATCATATTGCTGAATTGTTGTTTGGTCCGGGATTTGATCGTACCAGCTTAACAAGTGTTGAAGCTGTACTTAAAGCACTGGAAAATAATCCCCAGCGTGAAGCATTAATAGCTGATGCAAGAGAAACATTGGGCCGCGAAGGGGTTGAAATTTAAAATGTTATTACGTCACATATTTGAAACTAGAATTGAAGTATTAATTGAGGGCCGTGGATTGGCTGCTCGTGTTCCTGGCGAGCAATTTAAAAATCCAGCTGGTGATGTTATCACATTTCAAAGTTTAGACTTCTTTCCTGAGCGTGGCCAATTTGCTTCAGCTGAAGAAATGCAGGCTGCAATTGATGCCGAAGCCAAAGGTAAAAACATTCATTGGACCAACAAGTCAAACTCAGGTACATTGGCATTTGCTGTTGCTAAATTCACTGATGCTAATAAAAAAGATTATTTCTTGGGTCGTTACTACAAAACTATCTCTGCTAACCGTATTCAAAACGACTGGCAACACAATGACATTCCTGGTGGCTTTAAGTATCAAAGCAAGGCAGGACAAAAAGAAAACACTGGTTATAAGCCAAGTGAAGTATTAACACAGTTCCAAAATAATGATGTTGATTCTATCTCTAGACAAATCATTGCTAAGTTTGGACAAGGTAGTGACGAAGTTGTTGCACTAAATGCTTTCTTAACTGCTAACAAGTTTCCTATTACGTTCCCTAAGGGCAACATGAACATGACAGCGTTCCGCGATTACTTCTGCGAAATGCTACAACCATTAACATTGTTAATGGACAAGCCAATTAAGGGTAATGCCAGCGAAGCGGCTGACATTTTCTTTGGCAAGGGCGGATACAACGACTGCACTATCAGCTTTAACAACAGTGTAACAGGTGGCTTGTATGATAGTCTAATTGTTAACCCGCAAGGCAAGCAAATCAAATTATCAAGTAAAGGTGCAAGCGGTGCTAGTGCAAGTGTTGTTAACTTGTTAAAGAGTATTAACGAATTAAAAGTTGCTCCTAAGGGTGCGGCTTTGCTTGAAAAGCACAAAGTAGTTGTTGAAATCTTGAAAGATATTGATGCCAAGGGTCACTTTGGAGCTCCGTTAAAATTGGCAGTAGACTACAAGATGATTACAGCCGAAGATGCTACATTTGCAATGACCTTAAAGAAGTACGGTCCTGATGATCAAATTGATTGGGAAGGTCACACAGCATTAGAAACATTGTACAACGGTCGTAAGGCACGTGACATGCGTGTTATTATTCCAATGGAACACATGATCAGTGCTATTGCTTATAAGATTGCTGATTATGTTAATGAAAACACAAACTTTGGCAAGGCAGCTTCTGACATTTTAAACCACTCTGCATTGGTACAAATGTACACAAATTGTTCCGAAACCAAGGACACAATCAGCATTGACAGCTTTAATGCTGTTTATCCAAGTGAAACAGTTACAGGCGTTTTACTTGATGCTAGTAAAGCATACATGAGCACGCAAGGTAAAGGCAACTTTACATTTAAGATTCTTAAGAATGGTGCTAAGGATGTCGAAGTAGCGGGCGACACAGAAGCTCCTGTAGCGGTACCTAAGGCCAAGAAGATTGTGCCCAAGGATAAGCCTGCAATGACTACTACTTCTTCTGTACGCCAACTAAAATAATTAACTAGCACTTTTTTAATCTAGAGCAATCTTTTAAATACTAAAGTAGGGAATTTGGACCCTACTTTAGATTATGAAAAAGACAACTTTAGCATTATTAGCCAGCATTGCACTAAGCGCAAGTGCCGCTGAACTACAACACAATTTTAATAGCCCAGCCTTTAGTGGTTTGGGCTATTCGTCGCATGTGCTGACTCTAAAACAATTAGAAGATCAGCAAAAAGACAAAAACAAACAAGCCGCTGATGCACTTAAAGCGGCTGCTGAACGCGAAGCCGCAAATACTCCGCAGGCACGTTTTAAAGCCAGCATGGAGACTCGCATTTATAGCGAATTAGCCAAGCGTATCAGTGATAGCTTGTTTGGATCTAGCCCTAATGCACCCTCATGCACACCAACAACATCTGGTGGCCCATGTGGTGACATTGACATTGGCGGCCAAAACATCACTTGGAGAATCCAAGGTACAAACATCGTTGTTAGAATTGTAGAAGTTGCAAACCCTAACAACTATACAGAATTAACAATGCCGTATGCCGCATTTGATATCTAAGGACATGACATGAAAAAGACAATTTTATCACTTGCAGTATTGGCAGTATTGGCCCTAAGCGGATGTGCTACAGGCAGTGCCATGCGTGAAAAAGCAACAGGCAAGCAGTTTGATGCTCCTGTAGTTGAACAAAACATATTCTTAAAAGATCAATCCAGCAACTTGCTTCCACCTGCTACTGGTCCTATCCCAGTTGCTGTATATGGCTTTCAAGACAAAACTGGTCAGCGCAAGAGTATTCCTAACATTGCCAGTTTAAGTTCAGCAGTTACACAGGGTGCCGAAAGCTACTTAATCAAGGCCTTACAAGATGTTGGCCAAGCTCGTTGGTTCACAGTGTTGGAACGTGTGGGCTTGGAAAACTTAATCAAAGAGCGTCAAATGATTCGTCAAGCTCGCGAACAGTATCAGGGCAAAGAAGCCAAGCCATTAAACCCAATGATGTTTGCTGGTATTATTGTAGAAGGTGGTATCATTGGTTATGACAGCAACACGCTAACAGGCGGCTCGGGTGTAAGACTATTGGGTATTGGTGCAAGCACCCAGTATCAAAGCGATACGGTTACAGTTAACCTACGAACAGTCAGCGTAAGCACAGGCGAAGTGTTGACCAGCGTAACAGTTACAAAAACAGTTTTAAGCTACATGGACAAGTTTGGTGTGTTAAAGTTTGTAGACAGTGGCACACAAAGCGTAGAAGCTGAGACTGGTGCCAGCATTAACGAAAGCATCAACAAGGCGGTTAATTTGGCTGTGCAAGCTGCTGTGGTAAACACGATTCACGAAGGTGCTCGTAAAGGACACTGGAGTTTTAAAGAAGATAAACCAGCTGTCGCAGTTCCAGTAACTGAAGAAGCTAAGAAAGTAGAAACAGCACAATAAGTTTAAGAAAACTGTGCATAGATCTTGCTTGTATAGTGTGTAGGTGCAGAGACTCTACACTCTCTGGTAAGATCAAAGAGGGTAAATTAACGGGAAGTATCCCAAGGAGCTAAACAGAGAAAAATAATCTGTTTAGGTTTTAAGATGAATAATAGTATGACAAGCATTGGCAAGCTAACAAAAAGTTTTCTTGCCGTAGCATTGCTAACATCCACTGGTGTTGTATGTGCGCAAGCGTCTACTGGACCAAACAAGGTCTATATTGAACAAATTGGTAACAGCAATACAGTTACTATTCAACAAGTGGGTGGCACTAACAATGTTGGTGGCGTTGCATTAAGCACACCAACTAGCGTTAGCGCAAGTGGTATTACCACATTCACGCCGGCTGCTCCTGGTTCTTCAAACTATGCCACTATTACTGGTAGCAGTAACACGGTTGCATTGACACAAACTGGCAACAGCAACAGTGCTCAATACGACATGCAAGGTAACAACAACGCTTATACTAGCACAGTTACTGGTCACAGCAACCAAACTAGTTTGACAATTGGTGATGTAAACAATGCAAGTAACTTGCGTAACACAGTAACAGAATCCGTCACTGGCGACACTAACTTGATTATTCAACAGTTAGTTGGCAGCGACATCACAAGTTCTACTACCATTGCTGGTAATTTAAACCAAGTTACAAAAGAACTAAAAAGTTCAAACGGTACAAGTGATATTGAAATCACAGGTAACAGCAACGTATTAAACATTCAACAAACAGATGCGTCCGGTGCCAATGGTCACTACTTGAAGCAAGTAATTGCTGGTAGCTTCAACAGTATCACAACTCAACAACAAGGTACCAATGATACCACTGTTGATATCCGTGCAACAGGTAGCAACAATACAATCACTGTACGAACAAGCAGTAGTGCAATTGTTAGCCCAGGCACTGCAATCGCGAGATAAAACCAATGTGGCGATTGCTTTTAGCCACACTTTTAACGTTAACCAATACTACCATTTTTGCCAGTGGTAGTATTGGAGTTGTATCCGACAACAAAGGATCACAATGTGAAGTGCAACGTGGCAAGACAAAAACATCAGGCGTAAAAGGTGCTAGTATCGAAAGCATGGATACCTACCTAACACAAGCCTGTGCCAGTAACATTACTTTTCGAGACGATACAAAAGTAAAAGTAACAGAAAATTCAAAATTAGTAATTGACGAGTTTGTATTTGATCCCAAGCAATCAGACGCAGGTAAGTTAGCAATGAAAGTAACAATGGGCACTGTTCGTTATGCTTCGGGACAAATTGCCAAGAACAATCCACAACAAGTTGCAGTTAAAACACCAACAGCCAACATTGCTGTTCGTGGCACTGACTTTTCAATGACAGTAGATGAAACAGGTCAAAGCCTTGTGGTGCTGTTGCCCAGTTGCAAAGAAGAAAGCGAACAAAAGAAATACGAGTTAGAAGAAAATCGTTGCCGAGTAGGAGAGATTTCTGTTTCCACTGCCGCAGGTACTGTGGTGTTAGACAAAGCATTTGAAGCTACCTTTATATCAAGTGCAGATATGCGTCCTACCGCTCCTACTGTAATTCATACCATTGAAAGCAAAATTAACAACAATTTGATCATTGTTCGTCCGCATGAAGTTGAACGTGCTATTCGTGACAACACAGGTCGAACCAAACGCGAAGAATTAGAAGCTGAGATTGAAGCTGAAGCGGCTCGTCGTTTGGCTCAACGTGTTCGAGAAAGTGCAGACGACATTGAACGAGCAAGAGTATTGGCCATGGCTGAAGCCTCAGGTAAGACTGGTTGTAATTCCAGCACTAACATTTGCGTTACATGGACCAATCCAGAAGCACAAGAAATTCAAAGCCGCGGCCGTGGTACTGCTTTTAGAAGCAACGAAGATCACTATGCTGAAGTAAAAACACAAGGTTACAGTAGCAACACTGCCATCACAATTGTACATAACGATGCCAGTGCTAGTGAACTAATTGGTGCTGGGGGAGGCGGTGGTAACACAGTGTATATCAAACAAAACCTTGGAGTACTACGCAGATGATGGTCGAAAGCGAACTTCGTCACATGTATCAAGCATGGCAACAAGGTCAGGACAATTACATTTACGATTGGTATCGTTTTGTAGAGTGGGCGGCTACTTGGAACAAATCCACTCCAGACGCTGTGATGCAGGTTCTGCAACGCTATAGATGGTTTGAAAGGCCCCAATAATGAAACGTTTACTATTAATTTTTGTATTGCTGTTCTGCCTTGGAGCACAAGGACAAACAACTTATAACGCTATTGCTACTGCTTATGTTACAACAACTATCAGTCAGAACGTTGTGTTTGATGATGCTATGCGCCA